TTCTTGATCTGTGAAATGCACGACCTCTCTTGTAAGAGGATGCGATTCCACCAGTTCTACAATAGCCTTACCAAGCCCTTGTTGTACCCATTGAAAATCAACAGGTTCACAAGAGATTAGTCGAGGCCCGCGAGAATCTTTCGGCACAAGGATAATCCTGGCCGGAAGACTCTTCTCACAAAGCGTACTATACGCCTTGTAACAATCACAAACGTGACCCAAAGATGCCGTAAAAAAGGCATCGAAAGGATAAACGTCTGTGATCTTCGCCGCAACATTCGTCCAACGGTACTTTTCCGAGAGCTTTTGCTTAGAAGCAACAACTCCAGGACCGTGCCTAGGATGAATATTAAGCGGATCAAAGTAGGCAAACAACCTCGATAAGAGGATGCGTGCCTCGCGCACAATGTCAACGCTCGAAGGACGGACCTGGCTATCAAGCCAAGTATGTCTCCGATCCGTTGCCAACGTGTCCCTGTACCTAAGCGACAGATTATGAAGCTTAGGGACAGTGATAGTAGAAAGCTCCGTCTCAGTTTTTTCAAACTCAGACAGAACTTGGAGTTCAGTAACTTCTGCATAGGGTAACCTGTACTTATAAAATAAGAAACAGATTTGCCTTAGCATCTTAACGCTTCTCACACATGGCTGCTTACGTAAGTCGCCATTAGGCTCGAAGATACGTATAAAGAGTTCTCCACAAAATTGTGGCAACTCAGTACCATGCAACAGCTTAGGGCGATAAGGTTTTGACACCTTATCTCCTTTAAACTGCCACATGGTATGTGTTATACGTCCTTCGATAAGGCCCTTATCCAGGGCCTTACCTAATGTCGGCAGGATCTTCGTGAGAAAATCCATACCATAAGCAGATAGTAGGCGGTTAGCAGCTTTTGCTGTTAACCTCATACTATGTGTGTTGAACACTTCACCAAGTGCGTTCGAGACGTCCTGGAGAAGTGCGGCGAATACAGTTATACTGTGTTCTAGGCTCTTAGAAGGGATCATATGATGCCTTTCCTAGAGCTACGCACACGCCAGGAATCCATTCCAAACAAACGATAAACATTTAACTTATAGTTAACCTATGTCAAAAATAAGTCAGAGTTTTCTTCCTTCACTGCCAAACGGAATTCCTATTACTAGGAAGTACGAAATGGCAATGTTGTGGAAACCTCCGTACAATAGGCCTCCGGAAATCGACGAAGGAACGTATACAGTTGGTACTTCCGTAATACTCACAAATGTGCAAGTGAGCGTGACAAAATCACGCAAACTTGTGCACACGTGTGTACCAGGTCATACCCACTATACAGTGTCCTTCGAAGATAACGTGGCCTACTGAACAAACGCTCATCGACCTTGTTAATTACTATATAGTAACCTACAAGGTGAACTCACGCGAGTATAGATCGCCTAACCGAAACGAACATCATGTTCATTATCGGTTAGGCTCTCTATACCTTCCTCTAAGGCAACTTTACAGTTGTCCGCTGAGGAGCGTGGCAGCACCGTTGCCAG